GGTTGCAAATAGATCAGGAGAAACTGACGATCTAAGAACATACATAACAGACACTTTTGATGTAAATTCATCATATGCTTGTATTTATGGGAACTGGATAGAAGTATATGATAAGTGGAATGGTAAATATAGATGGATTCCAATATCTGGACATATTGCTGGTCTGTTTGCTAACAATGATAATGTTGCAGAACCTTGGTTTGCACCCGCTGGTCCTAACAGAGCACTTATAACAAGTGTAAGGAGACTTGGGTGGAATCCAGATTTAGCCAAAAGAAACATATTATATAAGAATAATATAAATCCAGTAGTAAGCCTTTCTGGTATGGGTAAATTAGTATATGGTCAGAAAACAATGTTAAAACGTGATTCAGCCTTTAATAGAATTAACATAAGAAGATTGTTCATGGTTCTTGAAAAGGCTATAGCAACAGCAGCTAGATATTTTCTATTTGAACCAAACGATGATATTTCAAGACTGTTGTTAGTAAATATGATCGACCCATTTTTAAGAGATGTAAAAGCAAGACGTGGCATATATGATTATTTGGTGGTTTGTAATGAGACAAATAATACTCCAGAACGTATAGATCGTGGGGAAATCTGGTGTGATATATTCATTAAACCAACACACGCTGCTGAGTATATAGTTTTGAACTTCATTTCAACTAAAACAGGTACAAATTTCTCAGAAATTGGTGGAATAGCTGGTTAATCTATATGAAATAAAATAATAAAAAATGGCCATTAATCCTTTTTAATGGCCATTTTTTTATTTACATATTATTAAATATAAGGTATCATATCTTATGAAAAAACTAACTTTTGAGTATGTAAAACAGTATATAGAAGAGACCGGGTATGTTTTACTATCAACTGAATAATAAAATTTTTGATACTATAAAATGTTATATAGGAGGTTAAAATGAAAGCATTATATGTTATATGGCCTGATTTTGATTATATTGATAAATTTATAGAAGCTGGCATTGATACATTGTTGGTTACTTTCTTTGATTTACCAAATACTAAAACGTCCAATTGGTTTAATAGTTGGATTGACAGTGTTTCTGTATGTGAGCGGTATAAAAATACAGATGTTAAAATACTTGCTGTTCCCTTATGGAGTAGATACTGGACACCTGTAATAAAAGATCAACAATTTATAAATAATGGTGTTTCATTAGAATATGTGCCTTGTCCCACTTGTGAAGAATATATAAATAATACACTCGATCCTTTTCTTATATTACTTTCTGAAAATCTAATTAATGGTGTTGTTTGGGATTTGGAAGCTTATGCCAATGGAACACCCGGTATAATAGATTATTGGAAATGTGGTTCTAAATGTGAATGTTCAAGATGTAAAGATATGAGTTGGCAAGATCAATTTAAATATCATGCTGAACTATATAAAAATAAGTTTCAAGATGTTAAAACACAAGGTATCCTGGAACTTGATGATTGGTGTCAATTAAAAAGACTACCACATTATTGTACAATATACACAGAAAGAACATATATAGAAACCAACAAATGGGATTATTTTAAATACTCATTAAATTTAAGATTAAAACGTTTATATAATAGAGTATTACATCAACTTAATTATAATTTTGTTGCCGGTGCATTTATGGAAATATCACCATCTACTGATGTTTATCTTAACTACTTAGAAACAATATTAAAATCTAAATTATTTGATGGATACTGGATACATACACAAAAAATGTGTTCAAAATATTCAAAAATGTCAAATAATGAGATTGGCAAGATAAAATTAGCTTACAATGGTTATTATGAAACGGGGCTGATTGATTCTGTCGATCCACAATTTTTTAATAAACTGAAAGCATTAAATAAGAAATATTGAACAAAACAGACTGCCTTATATAAATAAGAACATGAAAGGAATTAAATTTACATTTGAACAAGTTAAAAGTTTTATAGAATCCATTAACGATTATGTATTATTATCAACAGAATATAAGGGTAATTTTGAAAAATTACAAATAAAGTGTAATTTTAATCATGTTTTTGAAATGACACGGGCTGATATTCAACAGGGCCACCGTTGTCCCATATGTGCTAATAATATAAAATATAATATTCAATACATACAAGACTATTTAAATAATGAAAATTATACATTAATTTCTACTGAATATAAAAATTCTCTTTCAAAGATAAAAATAGAATGTCCAGAAGGACATATTTATGATGTGAGTTTCAATAGTTTTCAACAAGGATGTAGATGTCCTGTTTGTGCTGGGAATAAGAAATTAGATTATTATTGGGTAAAAGCATACATAGAGGATTATAAATATAAACTTATTTCTGAGAACTACATAAATAGTAATATAAAACTACAAATACAATGTCCGAAAGGACATATTTATTATGCAAAGTTTAATAATTTTCAACAAGGTCAAAGATGTCCTGTATGTTTTGGTAAAGTAAAACACACGTTTGAATATGTTAAAAATTTTATAGAAAAAGATGGGTATAAACTTTTATCGGATAAATATATAAACAACAGAACACCATTAGAGATTGTATGTAAAAATAACCACGTTTTTTATAAAACCTTCCATGATATAAACACCGGTGAGGGGTGTCCGATTTGTGTGAGACAGTCTGTTATTTCAAAACCAGAAAAAGAAATAACAGAGTATGTTAAAACCATATATAATAATGAAATAATAGAAAACGATAGAACACAAATTATAAACCCAAAAACCAGAAAAATGTTAGAACTTGATATTTATCTACCTGAAATAAACAAGGCAATAGAATTTAACGGTAATCACTGGCATTCAAGTGATTACGCTAAGTATAAGGATGAACAAAAGGTTTTACAATGTAAAGAAAAAGGTATTGATTTATTAATTATAACAGATGATAAATACAAAGGTGACAAAGATAATGTTTTAAATTTAATATATTCTTTTATTTTTACATAAATAAGAATATGAATTATTGATTAAATATATTTAGGAGGATTTACAATGAGATTTGATATAGATGGTTATAGGTCTAATTTCCAAGGTGGTGCTCGTTCATATTTGTTTTATTACAAGCCTGTTTTCCCAGGTGGCATCGGAACTGAATCTGATAAAGCAACATACCTTGTTAGATCAACGACACTTCCAGACACGTCAATTGACGAAATAATAACATCTTGGCAGGGTTTTGATTATAAAATAGCTGGTAAGTATACATACAGTGATTGGACAGTTTCATTTAATATTGACATAGATGCTAAAATTCTTGAATATCTACAGAATTGGGCATCATTGATACATGACCCAACTACTAATACATACACAACACCAGTTAATTATATGGTTGATCAACAAATTGAACTGCTTGGGCTTGATGGCAATGTAGTTACAAAATATAAATTATTTGGTTGTTGGTTAAAGAACATCAACACTGTTTCTTTAGACTATAACCAAAATGATGTGGCCCAAATAGATATTACCTTTTCTTATATATACCACGTAACTGATAAAGCTAAATACGGCATAGCACCTACGTTTGGATAATAAAAAGGAGTAGCCACAAGTGAAAATTGGATTCGATATTGATACGTACAAAACAAGGTTCTTGGGTGGGGCAAGACAGTATTTATTCTATGCCCTTATCCAATTTCCTCTTGACATTGGATACACAGGCGACAAGACTAATAATGTTTCTTCATTATTAACATCTTTTGGTTACGGTTCTGGCTCCGATTTTGTCCCATATTTGGTTAAAGCAACACAAGTACCTGATAGCACATTTGAAGAAATTCAGAATCCATATCCCGGCCACCCATATAAAATGGCTGGTAACAGAACATATGGTAACTGGACAGTAACTTTTAATGTAGATGCTAAAATGAAAATACTTGAATATTTTACAAATTGGCAAGACATAATATATCAAGGATCATCAAAAATAGCTGCTTCTCCAGATGTTTATATGGCAGATCAGTTATTATTTTTAATGGATGGTACAGGGGAGGCCGTAAAAGTATATAAATTAGTACAAGCTTGGCCGGTATCAATAGGACAAGTAGCATTAGATTATGCTATTGGTGATGTTGCAAGTATTGATATTACATTCTCATATCAATATTTTGATATGAGTGACATAGCAAGATCGTCAGATACGACACAAAGATTATTAAAATCATTATTTAATAAACTTACAGGTTCAGCTATAAACATACCGAGGTCATAAATAATGGCTATAATAAGTGATTTTTTAATTGGAAATAGAGGTAAAAAAGACATTTCAATTGACACATTTAGAAGTAAGTTCATTGGTAATAATGCTAGAGCTTATTTATTTCTTTGTGCAATTCAGTTCCCTGGCATACAAAATGATTTAAAATCCGGTGTTTTAGGTGCGTTAGCAAACGGCTCCATTGTGAATGGTTTAACATCAGCAGCAGAAACAGCTATAGGTAATTTCGGCATTGCTACAAATACAGATGATTTTAAATACTTTGTTAAATCAACAACATTACCAGAATCAATATTAGAAGAAACATCGACATATTGGGCAGGACAACAGTATAAAATGTCTGGTGTTAGAAAAACAAACGATTGGACAGTAACCTTTCTTGTAAATGAAGATGCTTCAATTATAAGGAAATTTTGGGACTGGCATTTATTAATGCACAATCCTGAAACAAATATGTATGGAAATCCAATAGATTATATGACAGACCAATCAATACAATTACTTGGAACAGATGGTGGTATTATATGTAATTATAAACTATTTGGAACGTGGCCCAAACAAATTGGTGCAGTATCTCTTGACTACTCAATAAATGAATTTGCAAGTATAGAGGTTACATTTACATATCAGTATCATACAATTACTCAAAATGGTGAGCCTGGTTTGTTGGAAGCAGCAAGAAAAGCTATTATATCAAATGGAATATAAAAATTAATTTTTTAGAATGTGTAAAAAGGAGGAAAATGTTTAATGAGTAACTTTAAAAATTATCTAAACACGTATGTATTTGAAACAGAATTGCCTGGAAGTGGACAAACAGTATCATTTAAACCAGTTACTACTGGGCAAATTAAGAAACTTCTATTATATGAGACATCACAAGACCCATTAAGTATAGAAGATGCTTTGGATGAGATGATAACAGAGTGTGTTGTAAAACCAGAGGGTTTTTCATCAAGTGATCTGTACCTTCAAGACAGATTTTACTTATTAGTGGAGATAAGAAAGGCAACACGTGGAAATCAATACTCATTT